ATTGTACCAGTAGTTTGGTTAATTTGGAAGTCATCACCTATTCTAAAATTACCTGATTGGTCTGTACTGGTATAAACCACACTTCCGCCATTCGTGGTTACAACTTCATTTGCTTGAATTGTAACTCCACCTCTTTTAGGAGTAGCTTGAGTAATAGTATTACCTGAACCAATATATTCAAAAGTATGAGAACTAGCAATGATTTTACTTTGCTGATAGAAGTATACAGTACTTCCAACACCGACAGTATTGATTAGATTTTCATCAAGAGTTAATGTAGTAATTCCAGATACTACGGGTGTGGAACTATTTATTGTATAATAAGTTGGTGTCATTCCAATAGTAGCAGTTGCACGATCCGATCCTACATTAGGTGCTCCTATCGTAATACTTGGTGTTGAAGTATATTGACTACCACTACTAATAATAGTGATGGATGCTACAGATTCCCCTTCAAGGGTTGCAAATGCAGTAGCAGTTTCTCCATTAGGGCCAGTGGGATCTCCAATAGTTACTGTTGGAGTTGAAGTATATCCTGTTCCACCAGATCCTACTGTAATAGTATCAACTGATTCATATAATTCGTCAAAATAAACCACCTGACCAGCATAAGGTCTATCTATATCAATCTTTGCAGTTCCAGCAGAAGATCCTGAACCAATATAAGTATGTGCTAATGTGGAAATTCCTAAATTAACAGTAAAACTAGTGGTTGAAGGAATGGACTCCACCCTGAAAGCAAAAGGTCGTTTTTCAGGATAGTTCTTAGCTCCAAAGGAACAAGAGAATCCAATATCAGCAAGACTAACTCCCATTCCAACTTGGAAAGGATGTGCTCCACTTGTTGTAATAGTTGCTTCTCCTGTTGTATGTGTGTATGCCACACCTGATATAGTAGAGGTTGTAACTCCTATGTTGACAGTAATTTCATCTTGTGCTGCAGTTCCTACAGAGGTTACAACTCCAGTAAATTGTAAATCACTTTTACCATCCGAAACTAACCCTAATGTTCCAAAACTACAGTTACTATTTGCTACATCTGCTTGACCACCTTTATGACAGGTAATTGCTTCATCGCAACAAATAGTGAACACTGATACCAACTGAGCATAACCTTGATTAGTTACAGCAACTCCCACTCCACCTTGATTGTATTGAGTGAAAGCATCTACGTTCATGGTCTTAAGCAATCGTGCCTGATTACCATCAATTCTTATTCCTACACCTGTGGTTGTATTACTTGTACAGTTTTGAATGTAAGGGCCTTTCCACTTACCACCACCAACATTTTCGGCAATTTCACTGGTTGGGAATCCAACGGCAGCTGCCGATCCTGTATGACCAGTGAAAGTCATGTTTGCTAACTTAACTCCTTTTCTTACTGAGAATATATCTTTATGAGCTGCTGTTCCACTGACATTAACAGATCTTTGATCATCACCGACAATCGATATATTAGCACCAACTTCGATAGGGTTTGCTTCCTGATAATTTCCAGAAAGAACCTTAATAGTAGAACCCGATGTTGCAACTCCTACAGCACCAGCAATGGTGAGTTTAGCATTATCAATAGATGTTCCATTATTAGAATCGCTACCATCTTTTGCAACATAGAAAACATTAGGTGCAGAGTTAATACCAGATGCACCAGCTTCAATAGTTACATTGTCACCAATAGTTACACTTGAATTTGAAATAACAACATCTTCATCACCGATAGTAACCTTATTAGTAGTACCATCAATGGTTACAGATGCTCGACCTATGGTGAGTATACCGACCACACGAGCATCACCGTCCACATACAGGGCAGTATTACCCGTACCAATTTGTACGGTTCCAATTCCATTACCAGAACCAAGTGTGGTTAACCCTACAACAGATAAGTTATTACCAATCTGAACATCTGTTCTAAAGGTAGATATACCAATAGAATCTACGTGCTGAACATCCTCATAAAATATAGTTCCTCCAACAGAAATATCCCCATCAAAATATGCTACAGTTTGTATTCCTGCCTTTCCAACATATAAAGGAAAATGAGCTCTTGCTGTAGTCCCTATTCCAACTGAGACTAGTGTATGAATTCCAACTGATGTAGTAGTCCATGCTGTACTACCAGCACCTGAACCACTACCTGTTCCTGTTATAGCAGTGCTGGCAATACCAATCCATTTATATCCATCATATATTAACAACTGATTAGTAGTTAATCCATATCCTGATGCAATACTATAAGTTGATATACCAACATCATCTAAGGTATCAAGTCTTACAGCACCACCGCCACCGATAGTGTATAATTGTTGTTCAACTCTGTTTACAAATAATCTATAGTTTGCAGCTAAGTCTTGAAGAGTGGCAAACTTCTGATCAGTCGGTGTAAGTGGATCATTACCTTGTTTGAGGGAAGGATCAGGAGTTAAAGGTCTATCATTATAAATCTCAGTAAGATCTTGTTGCTGTCCTTTTAATTCTTCAACAATCTTGTAAAGTTCAGCAATATTAGTTGTCTGATCTGTATACTTTTGATCAAGACTATATAAACTCTTCTTTAACTCTGAAATATTATCATCATAATATTTTGGTTCAGGAAGATTAGCAATTTCTTCTTTTAGACCCTCAAAATAAACCTTGAGGTTCTTATTAGACTCATAACTTTTATTATAAGATTCAGAGATTTGTTTCTCAATCTTTTGTTTGGTCTCGTTTAACTTACTTAAAATACTTTTCTTTAATTTTCTATCATCATCCTTAAACTCATCATGATGTGCCCAAATTTTAATTGCTGCTTCTTTCAATTCATCATATATTTTATCTTTAGCTTCTTTTAATTCTTTGATTTCTACTCTTTGTTCAAAATCTTTAAGATCGACGGTCTCACTTAACTCTTCAAGATCTGAATCAAATTTAGTTTTAAGATCCTTTATATGATCTCCTACCTTAACAAAATCATCATCAATAACACTAAAGGTTTTTCCAATCCATGAAAAATCAGGAACCTCATTAACCTCATTTACCCATTTAGGGAAAGTGGGAATTTGTTCCTTGACATTATCAATGGCTTCACATATTGCTTCTATCTCACCGTCATAATATTTTGGTTCTGGAAGATTTTTGATCTTCTCTTCAATGGTGTTTAATTGCTCATCATAATATTTTACTTCGGGAAGATTTTTCACTTCCTCCCTTACTAAATCAATCTGTTCACATATTGCTTCTACTTCAGTATCATAATACTTTACCTCTGGAACTTCTGGGATACTTCCTTTTAATTCTTCTAAGTGCTCCGAAAGTTCTTGAAGTTCTTTATCATAATATTTAATTTCTGGGATATCAGGGATACTTTCCCTAACATCATTCACCATACGAACCAATTCACCCCATTGAGGTGCTTTGATTACATCAACAGTTTCATATTCAGTTGGTTTATAATCATCTTTCCAATTATCAGTTTTTACTTCTTCTTTTATCTCTTCTTCTACAATAAATTCTTGTACTGAGGGTAACTCTTTCTCCTCAGATATAAATTCATCTACTGATGGCAATTCTTCCGAATTATCTTTATAGTCTTCTATAGACGGCAAATTTTCAATATTGTCTTCCGACATGTTATGAGTAGCTTAGGTACTTTGGGATTTCTCTCCCTCTTTTTATTTATCTACTTCTTTTACTCCATTTTTTAGAAGTTTAGCAAGTTCAGCAGTAGACCCTACAAATAACGCATTATTAACTGTATTTGGTCCTTTAGATTGGGTTTCTTCATTAACATCTTTTAGTTTCTTCTGAAGATCCATTAACTTATCAGTGGCATCAGAAACACTCTTAATTAACTGCCCTGCTACCTCATATGCTCTTGGCATTTCACTTTCTTGAGCAAGTTCAAGAATTCCGTCAATTGCTTCTTGTCCTTTTTCAATGATAGAATATAAATTGCCTCTTGTATATTCATAATCTCTTGTTATCTCATCTTTAGTAAATCGATCAGGTTTTTGTTCAGGAGTAATCCCTACCTTTTCATCTTCTACTACATCTGGAGTAATATTGAAGGCATTATCTAATTGTTTCATGGTTATGTTAGACTTCCATCAAATCCGAAGTTATCTCCAACTTCAATTAGAGAATTCGTAGTAGCAGTAATAAGATTTATAGCTGCACCTGCGACATGAGCAGTTGGAAGAGTCTGATCTTGACCCCTCTTCACAAAGAGTTTATTACCCTCTTTCTTATCAACATATATTGACTCAGAATTTATTATAACATAGGTATTCTCAGCGATACCAGAAGAATCATTTACTTCGATAAGAAGAGTATCAGCAGCAATATCTTCAGCTAAGTTTGTAGTTACATCATTATCATACGCCTTAGTAGCACGAGGAACAACAGAGTAAGTAACATCTCTGCTTGGAGTCTTGGTATATCCACCAGCAATATATCCAAGAGTTGCCTTCTTGATAAGATCCTTGTCTCCTTCTGCTCTGGATCCCACAGGGCCAAATAGGTAGGTCTTCGCAGTAAATCTAAATGTATAAATTAATGATCTTCGAGTTGTAAAATCACCCTCATAATCATCTTCCATTGTGATATTCTCAATCACTACAGGTATATCTCTTTTCTCTCCAATGG